AGCCTTTATTTCCCCTATCATCGTCATAATGGTTGCTAGGGACTTGTCAATCGACTTGTCCCTTTCTTCCTTTACCGCATTAATAGTTCTAAGAGTTTCGAAATTATTATAAAATTTCTCATGCGTTTCTGAATTTTTTTTCATATCTTCTTCCAATTTAGCAAGTCGTACTTCATTTAAACATTTTTCACATTCAACCATTTTATCCACCTATGCGTATTGTGCGAAGAATTTAACTTCTATTGATTGTGCTTTTGAAATTAAATTTACTGTTAACGTCTGCCCTGCATTAATAGGAATGGCTACATACTGTTGATATGTTGGAGTTGGACATGGTTTTACATGAGGGGTCTGTCCATTACTATGATTAAACGTTAAATACCCATCTATCGCAGAAAATCCACATAAAACTTGATATACCCCATCGCTAGGAGCAGTAAAAACCTGTCCATTTGTTAATGATGTAGCAACTGTTGTTCCTGTGCCTACTGTTGCAGGTTTTGAAATTTTCGTCAATATACTATCAATATCAATTCTTTGCCAATGTGATGGATTCCAACTTGTTACAGGCAATCCGCCAGAATTATAAGTTGATTCATACAATACACCTTCATGTATTCTACGTGCACCTATCACAATAGAAGTACCTATTTCAAATAATGGAGAAATATTTCTTTCCGATGTTTCAAAAATGTCTTGGTTGTATTCAATCATTTGTCCATCATAATTAGCATATACAGATTTATTTTGTTGTACAAGTGTTACCGATGTTAAGTTTGCACTATACAAACAAATTGGTATTTCCCAAACTCCATTAGTTCCGTATAAATCAGAATCTTGTGTCAAATTGTAGTGTGATGGATCTAATGCAGTACTTTTATAAATAACTGATTTTAATTCAATTGGTGTTGTTAAATCAGACAAATTAATGCGGATATAAATAAGTCCATATCCTACTCCGTAAGTTGTTACGTCTGTAGGCAATGCGACTAATAAATCTTGTTCAACTATCTCAAATTCTCCACCTTGAATAATTCCATTTCCTGACGTAATATGAAGTTGATTTGTTGCAACAATAGACACTACACAACCTTCATAAATTGCATCTTTCGTATGGACTTTATGCGATAATCTTGCATCTATCTTTGGTGTAACTGTGTGACCTTCATATCTTACTAAATTAATACTCATTCTTAATACCCCCACTTAATTTTTTTAGTTAGTTCTTTTCTGATTGCTCCGAAAATTAATGTTGTTGTTCCGTTGATTTTTTTACCTGTTAATATTGATTGATATTGATTACCATTATCAATTACGGTTACGGTTTGACCGATTTTTAAATCATAAGGTTTAACCAAATCATCATCATTCATAACCTCTATTTCTATTAGATTATTATACTCTGTTGGCTTTAATGTCGCAATAGCTTTTTCAAGTGCTACATCGCTAAAAACCTCTCCATCCCCGACCGTGACAGTTTCGGTTGTGAAAATTACCGGAAGAATCCTATTTGCATCTACTGCGGAAACGGATGAATCTGTGTGTAAATAAAAAATCATACTTTGTGCTAAATTATCTTCATTTAACACAATTAATTTATTAATGCTTTCTTTCGCAATTCCAACTTCAATTTTTTTATCAATGATGTTTGGAAGTGTCGATTCAATTACCACATTTTCAGAAATATTTTTTGATATTTTGCATTCAATTTTTTTCTGCTGTGCGTTTAATTCAAAAGTAACTACGATTCCATGTTTTAAAAAGGCATTATAAATTACATTTTTAAAGAAATTATCAATCGGATTTTCAATAGAAAGCGAAGTTCCTGAAGTACCTGTATATGTATTTACGGTCAATCCTTGAATTACTTGTAAATAATCCGTATTGTTAACGTAATACTGTTTTAAATAATCGGAGATAAAACCTTCCATTGTTTTTGTTTTTAATTGCGTAGGATCAATTAGTATATCAATATTACATATATCCATAATATCTTTGAATGACACGGTAACTTCTTGTTGTTCAATCTCTATGTTGGTCACAATTCCATTTACAGTAATATTATCATGACTAATACGGATGTATCCCCCAATATCTGCTACAATATTAGGGGCACTGATTTTATTTTTTACAACATCCAGGTAATCAAAATCAATGTCAATTTCTTTTACTTGTGTAGATGATAAATATTCAAATGTTTGCGAAAATAACTCTACATTATACACTTTCATAATTCAACCACCCTTCCACGATAACATTCAAAGCTGTTGCGCCTTCATGTGTAAATCCGATCTTGTTCTCTCCGTTTTCTAACAAGATAAATCTTTTCGTGCTGAAGTCTGAATATTTATAGCAATCTTCTATCACATTCATAAATGCATCGTATTTTTTGATGGAATAAGGTACTTTTGTTGTGTCAATTATAAACCTTTCCCCTTCCGACAAAGACCGAGTAATTTTACCATTCGCAACATATGTTCCATTTACAAAATGCGACCATGAAGGATTCACGCATGGACCCATAATAGTAATTTTACAACCGCTATCTAATGAAGTATCACTATCCAATGTTACAGTACCACTTGCACTGTTTGTATAGGTGTATGGATAGGTGTAATTATAAGTTTTACCACTTCCAACGTCTGGATCGGATTGTTTTAAAATGATTTTATAAAAACAACTAAGTCCTATAAACGATACATCGCATTGTAGACAACCGCCTTCTAATTCTTTCTTTTCTATTTCTTCAATTTTTACACTGATATAAAACGGATCACTTATACCAGGTACTTCATAACTCAATGTTAATGGTGTTTTTTGAGTAAACTTTACAAAATTATTGTAAATCAAATAGCTTGAGAACTTAATTACTCCTGATGGTTTTGGTTGTTCAATCTCTGATTTAATTTCTAAAAATACATTTGAAACCGTTTCAAAATCAAAGTCATAAGCGAAACCCATACCATCAATCTGTTCATAAAAACTATCTAAACTGTTTAAATCCCAAGTAACACCGCTTGCATTTTTTAATGTGAATTTTCTAATCATGTTTATCTCCTTTTCTTTTTATTATATCACTTGTTTAATGCGTCTCCAAGTGCTTTATCAATTCTTGCATTTAATTTACTAAAACTAGCTTTCGCAATTCCATTATCTAATGTGGTTTGAATAGCTTTTGTAATTCTTGATTGACTTGCGGTTATTCCATTTGCAATACCGTTTCCAAACGCATGACCTAGTGACGCACCTCTTGTGGAAGAATCTCCAACAATTCCAAGTGCCATTGCTGTGCCTTCAACTACTGCATTTGCTACGCCTGCTGATGTTGTCGCAATTTGCGGTGCCTTTGCGGATATTGCAGTATCAATTCCATCCATCATTTTACTGTAATTTGCTACGGTCTTTTTCGTTGCTACGTCTGATGATTTTTCAACGGATTTATTCATGGTGTCTACTGTTTTTGTAACATCTTCCGAACCATCATCAACAACAATTCCTAAATTTGCCATTCCATCACTATAATTTGTTTCAATCTCTGCCATAGAATCCGATAATCCATCTTTTGCGGTCTGCATTTCTCCCCATTCGCCCATCATGGTTTCAAATGAGCCTTTGTCAGTTTGTGCGGCTGTTACTAATGTGTGAAGTGATCCTGCTCCTTCAATTCCAAACGATTCAATATAACCAAGTAAACCCTCTGACATAAGACCTTGTTCAACTAATGCAGATGCTGCTAGTATATCATCTTTGTACTGATTAAAAGCTTCGGTTTGTGTTTGTAAATTAACTGTCATCTCTCCGATTGATAACGATGAAGATTCTGCTGCAGCTTCAAACAATCCTACTTGTGACATTAAACTGTTTTCTGCTGATGTTTTCGCATCCGTGAAAGCCTGATTTAGAACTCCAATTGCTTCAGCATTTGCGGTAGATACACCTTGAATTACTTCCCCATATACGGTATATAATTCTTGTTGTTTTGTAACTGCTTCTCCATTTTCTTCAGTAACTGCTGTGCTTTCTTTGATAAATCCATTCAGTACTTCTGATTGACTTGCTAAATCATCTTCTGTTGCTATCAGTTCTTTTTTTGTGTCGGTTAACTCGCTTGTTGCTTCATTATATTCCATCTGTTGCGCTAAATATTCAGATTGCGTTACTGTGTAATCTGACGTTCTATTATTCAAATCATCGCTTACTTTAATAAATTCTTGTTCAGATTTAAGTTTTTCTTCTCCAATTTCAGTTAACTTTTGATCAATTTTATAAATCTCGAGTTCAGCTTTTACCTGTTCTTCCATCAATGCTGTTAATTCTTCTTTTGCCGCCTGAACTTTGTACCACTCTAAATTTTTATCAATTGATTCTTGAATTGCATCTGTGTTTCCAACTAACTTACCTGTATTTTCATCTATCGCAAGATTTAAACTAGGCATTGAACTATTTAATTTAGTTACGATCTCATTCATTCTGCCTTTTTCGGCTACGGATAATGATTCTTTTTCATTCAAACCAATTAATTCAGTTTCCAGGGTTTTCATAAATCCAATTTCGGAATTCATAGAAGAAATACTTTCATTTCTTTTCGTAACTCCATCTGCTAAAGATGTGCTTACTTCTTTTGTTTTTTCAATGTACGCATCTGTTTTACTCACCGCATCTTCTGAAACTAAATTATATGCAATGATTCCTGCTGTTACTCCTGCGATTGCTGTTACTAAAAGACCGATTGGACTTGCTGCTTGAACTAAATTTAAAATCTCTTGTGATGCGGCCGCTGATTTAATTGCTGTGGATAATGTCTTATAAGCTTCCACTCCTGCAATTACACCTTCTACAATTTTACCGGTAATCATTGCACCGCCAATGCCTGCTAACCCTGCAATAACGACATCGGAATTATCAATAAGCCATGTTAAACCATCTGCTAACAATTCAATTCCATTTTCTGCTAAATCAACGATTTGATCTCCTGATTCTTCCATTGCCTCTCCGATTTTTTCCATGCTTTCTGTCAATTCATCGGATAATTCAGCACCTATTTTTCTTTTCAAAATCTCTGTGGATTGCGTAAATCTTTGCACTGCATCGTCTGTTTCTGCTAATTTTTTTAAGGTATCGTTATCTAAAACAGCACCCATTTTTTTAGCTTCTGCTGTGAATCCTGCAACACCTTTTGACCCTTGTGCGATTAAAGTATTTAAATCTTGTGCAGACTTTCCAAAGATAGTCATTGATAATGAATCTCGTTCTGTTTCATTTGCGACTTGACCTAATGCGTCAATTAATTGCCAATAAACAGTTTCTGAATCTAACAATTTACCGTTTGCATCCGTTACTGACACACCTAGTTTATTGTACGCATCTACATAAGTTGCAGTTCCTTGTGAAGCAGATGTCATTGATTTAATATTTTTAACCATCGTTTTTTCGATAGTTTCCATGCTTGTATCAGTCAATTCTGCCATATAATTATAAGCCTGTAATTTATCTGTGCTTATTCCGGTTACGGTAGACATTGTGAGCATATCATCAGCATACGCAGCAGCGCTAACTCCTAAATCAATCATTTTTGTTGATACATTTTCAACCGCATAAGCAAGTGCAGTAATTCCACCGATGATAGCGGCTCCTGATAGGTTTGCTTTCAAAATATTGCCAAAATCACTTGTTTCTTTTTTGGCTTGTGACATTTTATTTCCCATATTATCTATGGAAGTTGCAGTTTTTGTTGCTGATTGACTTGCTTCTTTTAAATAAGTGTCGTTTTGATTCAATTCCGTATTTAATTTTGCCAACTGTGCTTCAGCTGTATTTAACGATGTCTTGTATGAGTTCGTTGCGGTTACGGATTTATTGTAAGCACTTTCCGATAATAACAACTTTTTCTGCAATTCGGCAACTGTTTTTTCTTGCTTATCGAGTTCTTCTGTTGTTGCTTTAGATGATTTTTTCATATCATCCATTTCTTTTTCAGCCTTATTTAATTCACTTGCATATTTTTCGACCTGATCCGCAGATTTTTTTTGCTTTTCAGATGATTCATCAACCGCTTTTGTGTATAACTTGACTTTATCGGTCTGATTGTCAATTTGCTTTGTCAAAATGACGTTTTTTCGTTCCAATGCTTCAAGACTATTTGCATTATCGTCATACTGTGCAGATGCAAGTTTCATTTCTGAAGTCAATAATTTTTGTTCGGAAGTAATTTCTTTTAGAGATTGCTTATACTCTTTTTCGCCATCGAGTTGTAATTTGGCTCCGATATTTATTTTATTTGCCATTTGCTTTCCTTTCTGCTTCAACTACCCATTCAGGTGGTTTTTCTTCTATTATTTCTTCTTCTTTTTCCGTTTCCGAGAATGGTATTTTGGATATTTCCATGTTGTAATATTTTTTAAACGATTCAAATTGATCCATATATTCTCCAATATAAAGATGAATTGCTTCATGATGTGCATATCCTAGTTTTGATTTAGCAACATATAAGACTTCTGCGAATGGAAAATCTAAATTTTCTTCACTTTCGTCTTTTCCGGAGCGGGATTGTACTTTTTTTTTACTTGTACCGTAGATTTAAAACATTTCTTCATTTCTTCATGTAAAATATGTGCTAATTCAATATAATTCAAGTCAATTTCTTTGATAATCTGCTTTTCATCTACTAAATCAAAATCCATGTAATCTAATGCAGAATTTATCATTTTTGGTAGTAAAAACATGATACATGAGATAGATGGGTCTTTTACTACTTTTAAAATTTCATCTCCATCATCATTTACGCCTATACTTTCCATTCCCATCAAATCTAGTTCAAATTTATGAATACTTTTGTATTTTTCCGACACTTCTTTTAGTACGGTATAGTCAAATCTTACCGGATATTCATTTCCACTAATTTTTATTTTTATACACTTTTCCATTTTCCTTTTTCTCCATTTTGATTTTAAAAAAAGGACACAAACTTTTTCGTCTATGCCCTTTTCCTGTATTTACTGATTGCTTGTTACTATTTACTAACTATGCTGTAATTACATATTCTTCCGTAATAACGTTTGATGTAGCCATGCCTGACTTATAAGCAACTGCTCTAATTACTTTTGATGTTGCAACCGAAAGTGCTGTTGAATATGTTGATCCTACTGTTTCAGATGGTGTTGTGCCATCGAGTGTGTATTTAATGGTTGCTCCTGCTGTTGCTGTAGACAATGTTACAGATTGTGTTCCTACATATGTACCACCTGATAATGATGTTACAGGATTGATAACTTGATCTGAAATATTTAATGTAGATTTTACATAAGCAAGTGCATCTGCTAATGTTGCAAAAGTTTTTTCGATATACCAATCTCCGTTAATATCTGCATATGAGATACCTGATAATTGTTGTGAAGTAATTGTGATTGCATCTCCATTTGATGTAAATGTATCAGGACCATCCATGAATTTTACTTTTGTAGTGATCATTGCAGTATAAGTATCTGCACCATCATCATTTACAGTAGTTGTTACAGTTCCAAGACCTACATAATTTGCAGTGTCTGCTGAATTCTTTCTGATTTCCGTACCTGTTACAGTATGACCAAACATTGTGCTTGCTGCAACTACAGGAAGATTTGTTACTTTTAAATTTACCGCTGAATTTTTAAATTTGTCAGATTGTTTAACAATCTCATCATCTCCTGCGTATGATGCCGAGTTAAATGCAGGAGTATTACTAAATTCAACTCCTTTGCTTGCTAAAAATCCGTTTGAGTATGCGCCTGTTGATTCATTGTACTGCGCAATGTAAGGATATTTAAGTCCTGTTCTCATTATTATTATACCTCTTCTTTCTCTGATGCGACTAATATATCGCATTCAAAAATAATATGATTGAGTTTCGTGTCTGTTTCATAAAGGCAAGTAACGTTTGGCTTTGTAAATCCTGCCTTTTTTAATGCTAATTTTATCTGCTTTCTTAATGTAATAAAACTGTTTGGTGTAAATAAGTGAAGTTGTAACGGAACACTGTCTATAACTGCGTCATCACTTCCATTTACAAGAGTTTCCGTCTTTGGCAATAGAAAGTAGCAATAGATTGGATTCGTTCCTATATAAGCACCATATACGCAAGCAGGAACGTACGGAGTAACTGCATTTATTACAATTTTGTTTACGTCTGCTTCTGTTATCGTCATTTCTCCACCTCTCTATTATAAACTTCTTGCATTATTTCTGCAATAGGCTTTTCTGATTTGCTTACTGCTACTGATAAAATTGGAGTTGGTGCTTGTTTACTTGTTCCGTACTCTGCATGAGCGAGTTTTTCCATATTACGCACACCTTTTGCATCTGTTCCTGTTGGTCTTACAATCGAAAACCAACCACTTTTACCTTTTTTACTTTTCGTTTCTTTAATTGACCCGACCATTGCGCCTGTATCTTTATATTTTTGACATTCAGAAATTACGTTTTTCTTTAACTCTGGAATACTTGCTTCAATAATTTTCGGTGCAATTTCGTCAAAATTATCAAGACCTAATATTTGTTTTTCTAATTCATCAAAATCAAATTGGAAGTTTGCCATATTACACCTGCTTACTCATGATGGTCCATACTTCGATATACTCTTTTTTTTCTTCGTAATTTTGGATAAATTGAATATCATAGTAATTACTTCCGAATTTAATCTGCATATCTTCATTGATTGCGCTTGTATAACGGATTAGGAATCTTGTATTTTTGTCGGTCATTTCTGCGCCTGACTTTATTTTTTCCGTTCCCGATGTATTCGTTATCTTCGCATTGCAATTGTAAATCACATCTTCATCATGTATTGGAAAGCCGTCTGCATCTGTTCCGTTGATTACTGTTACAAACTGTATTCTGTGCCTTAATTCTCCAGGATTCACATTCATAATTACACCCCACTAACACTAGGTAATAAATTTGTTCTGTGCATATCAAGGATTGAAGATACAACAACATTCACATTCTCGCTATCAACTGAAAAAATACGGTTATCATACATATCTTGGCATAAAATCATGACTACAATCCAAAATTCCTCAAATGCATCAAGTCCATAAGTATAAGTAGCAACAATTATATCATCTTCAGCAGGTACCGTGATAAAAGTAATCTGTCCGGTTACGGAATCAAAAGTATAATCATTTCCGACAATTCCTGTTACTCCATTTTGTTTTACAATTAACGTACTTGCAACAAATGGTCTTTTGCTGACTTGAAAAATAGAATCTTGTCCGTTTCCGGTAAACGAATCCGTGATATTTTGCGTATAGATTCCTGTGTATGAACTAATATAACTTTTTGCAGCATCTAAAATTGGAGTTAATGACTGATCAACTGTTCCTTCTAATCGTAAAAATGATGCTACATCGTTTACTGTGATAGTACTAATTTTCAAAATGTACCACCTTTCTAATTATTACACGTCAGCAACCATGAGTCCTGAAGCTTTTAATTTTGTTAATAATGCGTTTAGGTCTGTTTTAAGTCCTGCGACATCCGTTGCTGTGCTTGCTGCTTGATTTGCGATTAATGCTGCTCCACTTCCATTTTTAATTGTTCCACTAACGGAAAGAGTTCCACCGATTACGGTTTCTGCACCGCCTTGTTTTGTATAATTTAATGCGTTGTACATTTTATTACCTCTCTTTCATAATCAATATATTTCCATTGTAATTTCTGACCATTAAACGTTCCGCAATAATTTCTCTTGCCATTACATGCCATTGTTAAATTCCCATGACTTTTTATTTCATATCTTTTAAGCGCGTCTAACATATATTCAAAAACTTCTCCTGTCGTAATACACATAACCGATCTTTTCTTCGCTTCATTTAGTGCAAGTTTGTTTTCTTCTGACATAGGATGTGCGATTTTCCCTTTGTTCGCAATGCTTAATTTTATTCTAGTTTCTTCAGATACCACCCTCTGTCTTGCTTTCAGCTTTTCGTTTGGATCCTCGAATCTCTTCTTTTGCGATATGCTTTGCTTCATCCTTGTTTCTTCGGTTATTATTTTATTTTTATTACCGCCCTTTTCAGAATTAAATCCGTACTTTGGTTTATAAGACTTATAAAAATCTATCCAATAAATCTCTTTAAAATTTAATTCATCGTATGAATAAGCAATATCAAATTCTTCATCAACTTTAAAACTGTCAAACCCATATTTAAGAATTGAGTTATACAAGTGCTTATTATAATGCCTATTATTTCTAATATTCGATAAATAGCAATTACAAACTCTCTCTATTCCTTTTCCGCCACAATCATATCTTCTTTTAAAGTTTGAATTTGTTTGACCTATATATACTTTTCCGTTTGGAATACAAGTTATTTTATATATAATTCCGAATTTTTTCAATCCACACCGCCTTTTATTTAGGGCAGTTAAAAAACTGCCCTAAATTTAAATATTACACGCTCATAACAAGCGCGGCTAATTTTTGGTGATCGATGACATTACTGTCAAATTCAAACCATGAGATAACACCGATGGCATGCATCGTGCTGTATTTCTCTAGTAAAATTTGAATAGAAATATCTTCTCTCATATTTACTGCAAGACCGCTGTAATCTCCGTAAAGCACTGCTTTGTTTGCCGATCCGATTGCAGGCATATTGTCTGAAATGTAAACAGGTTTGCCTAACAATGTGAATGGTGTTTCAGCAGAAAGACCTGGCTGTAACAAATACTGACCCTGACCGTCTTTTAATTTACGAATTGCGGTAAATGTTGCTGTTGCCATTGTCCATGCGCATCCTGCTTGGTAGATTGTAGGAACTTTTGCCTGCAAATCAATAAGATTATCAGCGGAAATTGCTGAAATACTTCCTGCGTTCATTGTGTTGGTTGTTGCTAATGCACCTGTATTGTACGAAGATTGACCATTAAGAAGTTTCCCTTCAAGGAACAATGCAATTTTCTTTGACATTTCCTGAACAATGAAGTTTACAACATCAATATCTGAACTGTTTGCAACTGATTTACCGATTAATGTTAATGCTCCTGCAAGGAATCCTGTTAAATCAACTGATGTAAATTTACCTGAATCAGCAGTAATATCTGTAAATTCTGTCTGAAATGCTACTGTGATGTCATGTGTTGTGTTTGCCAATCCCCATACAGGAACTTTTAAAGTACCTTTTACTTTAAACATGGTAGATTTTGCAAGGATAGGACACATTTCTTTTACAGTGTCAATTACCATCTGTGCAATTGTCACAGGAATAACAGCACCGTTATTACCCATTGTAAGATTTTGCTCTCCTGCACGATTCTCAACCATAACACCTGCGCTCTGTCTTACAAAATTAGCGAATGATCTAATTTCCATCTGTTCAGAAGTAATTTCTTCTTTCTTTGTGTCAGCAACAACATTTAAAGTCAAATCTCTTGCTCTTTCTTCCATCTTGATTGTTTCATCAAGGCTTCTTAATTCCGCATCGAACTTGTCAAATTCTGCTGATTCTTCTGCTGAAACTGATCTGTTTTCAGTAGTTGCTTTTCCTGTGATTGCTTTCATTGATTCTACAATCGCATTTCTTTTTTCTGTTAATTCTTTTAAACGATTCATTTTGTACCCTCTC